GGAATCCCGGCTTCGCATACGTTGAGACCGAGCCAAATGGCGACTTTATCGTACAAAATCTGCGAATAATTAACGGCAAGGTTAGATAAATACTATATTTGTACCTACTTCTTTTTCATGTTTAGGTTTAGGACGGGGCTTTCTTTCTAGTTAGCCCTGTTTTTTTTAAGGTTATTACCTTACCACACCCCCCCCCCTTCGTAAGGCTATACCCTTACTTTAGTCCTATTCCGTCACACATTTAGCCTAATTTTGTGACAAAACGCAAATTCCTAAAAAGTTTTTTTCACTCTGAAACCGTTGGTATCATTGACTTTTAGAAAAAACCTTAAATTATTTTGTTAAAAAAGTGTGCAAAAGTGTTTCGTATTAATTTTAAAACACTAATTTTACAATCGTCAATAAGTCACAAACGAAAAAAACAAAACGACATGAAAAACTTAACAACCGAAGAACAAGCACACCTTTTGAAACACTTAAACTACGATTTACAAGTGCAAGTAAAAGGTCTTGAAGAATCTATTTTTTGCAGTACCGACCTAAAGAACTCAGCAAGAGAAGGGCACAAAAAGGCGATACCAAGAAGGGAAGCACAAATTGAATTTTTAACAAACCTCATAAACAAAATAAAATGAAAAACTTAATCAACTATTTCACCCCACGCAACGCAGAAGAGCGTAACACTTTAGGCGGTCTTTTCGCAGGTCTCCTTATCTTATCAATCGTATTTTATTTTTATTCACTTTAATACTTTAAACCATGACAGCTTACGAAAGAAAACAGCAAGTAGTTATTGAGCAGAAACAAGACAAGATTGAAGCACTTATTGAAGGCTACCGCGAAATCATGCGCCAACTTCAACACAACCAAAAGTGGGCAAAGACGCAAGAAGAGGTTAACGCCTACTACACGGCTCGTAATATAGTCGAAGAAACAATGATTGAAATAGCAGATATAAACGTAACCGATATATAACCATGTACGAGAAAATAGAAGTAGCTTGTGAGTACTGCAAAGGCACTGGAGTAGGTGAATACATAAGCGAACACGGACCTTTTGGATTTGTAGTTAAAGACGAGTGCCACGACTGCGAAGGCTCAGGAATAGAAGTTAAATTTATAGACCCTTTTGAAAATGAAATCGAAGATTAAAGAAGACCTCAAGACGTTTGAGGAAACGATTAAAAGACAGTTAGCCATCACCCATGCAGACCGCAAGAAGTGGTGGACGAATTACAACGCGGAACTTGTTAACCGCATTTCAGAAATCAAAAAAGCGACAACGTAAAATACTATTAACAAAAAGACGGTAAAACAGAAAAACTATTTAGCATGAAATGGAAGGTAACTTACAAGGGCTACGCACATAAAACTTGGATAGAGATGTACAAGATAGTAACAGCCAACAGCAAGGAAGACGCAATCAAAAAAGCCGACCTTTGGGAAGGTATAATTTTAAAAGTTGAGATGATATGAACCAAGAACTTAAACTCCTCGCAGCCATCGGAATAATGCCAGTACTTGCCGACTTCCTCGAAGACCTAAACGAAGACAAAGCGTTTAGAACCGACATGAAGATAGCAACGCAGAACCTCATCGGACAAATACGGAAACTCGATGAGAGAATAATGAAGAACGCAAGCGCTGAAACAAGCGAACAACAAATAAACATACAAATAGCATTTAGACAATGGTTAAAGACAGCGAAAGATACGGCAGAAAGTTAAAATACATTAAGTCGAAACTCCCGAAACGGAACTTCTACACGATGCACGAGTTTTTTTTGGTGTGTCCTTACTCAATAGACGAGTTGAAGATACCTAATCGAAGCCGTGACATCATGCAATGGAGACAGTTAGGCATGGCTTGGGCGTGTTTATGTGGTATGTCCATCGTGGAAGCTGGTAAGACGTTCAATAAAGATCATGCAACGGTTGTGTATAGTCAAGAAATGTTAGTGTACGCCTTAGACGGTTTTCACCCAATGCTACGAGAAAAGCTACAAGACGTAATCGACTGCGTTGAGATAGCACAACACGCGAGTAACGACCCAAACACGAACGTAATAATAGCAAGTAGACAAATTGAACGGCTGTTGAAAAAACGTTATGAAAAATTTAACCGCATTTAGGATATAGTACTTAAATTTATAGACACAAGTTCACATCCTACATTATATGAACTTTAAAGGCGTTATTAGCCCTTGCAATGAATGACAGGTAGGATGGTCAGGATTTGTGAGGGTTTTTTTATTAACTAATTTTATCAAAATGAAGAACGAAAAGGAACGAGAAACAATGATTGTGTATAGGTCATTTTTTGAGTCGTTAAAAGGATGCGAAAAGGAAGTACAAGCAGATGTTTGGAACGCTATTTTTGAAATGGGTTTTAATCAAAAAGAGGTTGAACTGGAGGGACTGAGTAAAACACTATGGTTGCTTATTAAACCACAAATAGAAGCGAATTTAAAGCGGTTCATAAACGGAAGTAAACCAAAACTTAAGCAAAGTAAAAGCGAAACGGAAGCAAAACCGAAGCAAAAAGTAAGCGAAAGTGAAGCTAATAACAATAACAATAACAATAACAATAACACTATACCAACTCTTGACGAGTTTGTGGCTTATGGATTGGTTCAACTTCCTGACGTTTCAAAAGACGCTTTGCGCCTTAAATACCATTCTTGGGTAAGTAATGATTGGTGTGTATCTGTCGGAGGTAAAACACGAAAGATTAAAAACTGGAAGTCAAGCCTAAACAATACTTTACCATACCTACAAAAAGAACCTCAAGTAGAATTAACTCAAGATCAAATTTTATATAATAATGTAATGCAAAAAATTAATTTAAATAAAAAGTTATGAGAATATATCACCCTTATTGGCTTTGGGAAGATTACAAAGCCGGATTTTATGAAAATTGTTCAAATGATGAAAAACAAAAACATTTTGAAAAAATAATTGAAATGTTTAATGATGAAAATTTAACAATTCAAAATATGAATTATGTAATTGAAAACTGGAAATATTCATGTGAACATAATTTAACCAATTTATCATTGAATCAAATTGCATATATTGGTCAAGCAGCTTGTTGTGTTTATTGCAAAGCGCCATCTACTGTAACTATGGAATGTTGGTCTAAATTATCAAAACATGTTCAAAATAGGGCAGATCAAAATGCTCAAGATGTAATTAAAAAATGGAAAGAAAAAAATAAAATAATTCAGTTATGCCTAAACATAGATTAAATATAAATGTATACGAAGCGAGTATAGAAAGAATAAATTACACATTAGATAATTTTGAAAATGTTTATCTTTCATTTAGCGCTGGAAAAGATTCAACTGTCATGTTACATTTAGTAATGAATGAAGTAAAAAAAAGAAATATTAAAATAGGATTATTAATAGTTGATTTAGAAGGTCAATATAAGTTCACAATAGATCATATAGAATCATGTATTGACGAGTATAAAGATTATATTGATTTATATTGGGTTTGTTTACCAATACATTTGAGAAATGCAGTTTCAGTATATGAACCATTTTGGAAATGTTGGGATCCAGAACGTAAAGAAGATTGGATTAGACAACCAAATTCTAAATCAATAACTGATTTAAATTATTTTCCTTTCTTTAAAGATGGGATGGAATTTGAAGAATTTGTTCCTGAATTTGGCGAATGGTATTCAAAAGGTAAAAATACAGCGTGTTTAGTTGGTATTCGTTCTGATGAATCTTTGAATAGATATAGAACTATCTCATCAAAAACAAAACAAACATTTAATAAAAAAATATATACTACAAAAATAACTGAAAATGTTTTTAATGTATATCCTATTTATGATTGGAAAACAGAAGATATATGGATATATCATGCTAAAAATTTAGATAAACGATATAATCAATTATATGAGTTAATGTTTAAAGCTGGATTATCAATTCATCAGCAAAGAATTTGTCAACCATATGGAGATGATCAAAGAAGAGGATTGTGGTTATTTCATTTAATTGAACCTGAAACATGGGCAAAAGTAGTAGCAAGAGTAAATGGAGCAAATAGTGGAGCCTTATACATTAATGAAAGTGGTTCTATTACAGGTTATAATAAAATAACCAAACCAAAAAACCATACATGGGAATCATTTGCTTTATTATTTTTAAATTCAATACCAGACATTACAAAAGAACACTATTTAAATAAGATTTATACATTTATAAAATGGTGGAAAGAAAGAGGTTATGATACAGGAATACCAGATGAGACGCCTTATATTTTAGAATCAAAAAAGTTAACACCAAGTTGGAGAAGAATATGTAAATCATTATTACGAAATGATTATTGGTGTAAGGGACTTGGTTTTACTCAACATAAAACAGATGCTTATCAAAAATATTTAGATTTAAAGAAAAAACAAAGATTACAAGATAAATTTTTAACTAAAAACAAATAATATGAAAACAGATTTATTACAAAAACAAGAAAGTATTATCAATTTAATACAAACATTTGATTTAGATGATCAAGTAGATATTTTAAATAAAATAAAATTAATGCTTCATGAAATATCCCCATTTAAAACTGAACCTGTTGATTGCGTTATTTGGGTAAAAAATGATACAGTTAAGGCAAATGATTATAATCCTAATTCTGTTGCTCCTCCTGAAATGGAATTATTAAGATTATCAATATCAAATGATGGATATACACAACCCATTGTATCAATGGATAATAATGATGGAAGCAGAGAAGTAATTGATGGATTCCATAGAAATAGAGTTGGAAAAGAGTGCAAGGATATACAAAATAGAGTGCATGGATATTTGCCAGTAGTGACCATTCGAGAATCTCAAAAAGGACAAAATGATAGAGTTGCTTCTACAATTAGACATAATAGAGCAAGAGGTAAGCATAAAGTAGAATCTATGTCAGATATTGTAGTTGATTTAAAAAGAAGAAATTGGAGTGATGAAAAAATTTCAAAAGAATTAGGTATGGATAGAGATGAGGTTTTACGTTTAACTCAAATTTCTGGATTAATTGAAATGTTTCAAAATCAAGATTTTTCAATGGCATGGGAACCTGAACAAGAAAATTATGACGATGAAATATAATTTTTTTATGAATGAAACTCTTAAATACCTTTTTGATTATAAAGACGGAAAGATAAAGCAAGGTTTAGGGTTGGATATTGAACTTGATAACTACCTTCGATTTAAGCCGAAGCAGTTAAACATCATTCTCGGACATGACAACGTGGGTAAAACGTATTGGATTAATTGGTACTTCCTCGCACTGACTTCAAAGCATGGTTTAAAGTGGTGCATATGGTCAGGTGAAAACCAAAGCGGTCAAATTATGCGGGATCTAATTCAAATGTATTCGGGTGTAGCTTACAAGCAATTAACCAAGTCCGAAATTCAGCAATACTATTTTGCACTTGAACCTTACTTTACGTTTATTCCTAACGACAAACTATACACACCTGAGGAACTATTGAGCATCTTTGAAAAGACGGACTGCAACGCTTGTTTAATTGACCCCTTTACGGGACTTGACCGACAAATGGGCTACGAAGCAAACTACCGATTTTTAAACATGGCACGGCAATTTTGTAACACTACTGGAAAGACCATCTACATTAACACGCATCCAACTTCTGAAAGTGGACGGAGCGGAATGCTGTACGGAGACGACCCAAAGGAATGGAAGGGACACCTTAAGCCACCATTAAAAGACCACATTGAGGGTGGAAAGGCTTTTTTGAATCGTTGTGACGATATGTTAGTAGTTCATAGGCTTGTAAAACACGAAACAATGAAGTACGAAACTATGGTAAGCATTGAAAAAGTAAAAGATACCGACACTGGAGGAAGACAAACGACTTTAAACCTGCCCGTAATGTTTAACTTTAACTCGGGGCTAGGATTTAAATGCGGAAGCGTTGACCCAATTAAACGAAATAAAGTAAATACTAACAACGACTTACCTTTTTAATATGAAAGAACTAGACATTTTAACAGCACAAATAAACCTTCGCACACTTGACCAAGCGTTGAGCATGAGCATTGACGACTTGAAGACGAAACACGCTCACCGGGTAGATTTAATAAAGCCGATGGAAACACGACAAATAGAACTTAAGGAAGCCATGTTAACCTTTTACCAAGTTTGCGAAGACCATAAGCAAGTCGTTAAGAAATACTACGCAGTTTACGAAGAGAATTTGAGATTGAGAACTGAAAACACGGAACTAAAGAAATTTATATGAAGTCATGTAAAAAATGTGGCGAAACCTTTACACCATTTTCGACGTTGGACAAGCACTGTTATTTGTGCAAAAAGACGGAACAAGCGTTAAAGAACCTCGCCAAAATGAAAAAGGACAAGTTGAAAAAGCAAAAGGAAGACCTGCTAACCGTCTCCGACTATCTTAAACTTGCTCAACAAGTATTTAACAAGTGGATAAGGTTACGGGATCAATACCAAGGTTGTATAAGTTGCGGAACTCCACTTGGGAGAAAATACGACGCAGGGCATTTTTGGAGCGCAGGAGGACACTCTTCCGTTCGTTTCCACCCCGACAATGTACACGCCCAGTGTGTCAGCTGCAACCAACATAAACACGGCCACTTAATAGCCTACCAAAAAGAACTCATAGCCAAAATAGGGGAGCAAAAGTACTTTGAACTTGAAAAATGGGCGCATAGTACACGCAGATATACGAAAGACGAACTGAAAGAATTAATAGCAACCTACAAAAAAAAGATAAAAGATGAATCGTATTAAAAATAATACTATATTTGCATAAACCAATAAACAAAACACCATGAAAAAAGATGAAGTAAAAGAAGAAGCGGTAAGAGTCTCAGGACTTTACCCAAAACTACACGCAGCCAAGCAGAAAATTGGTAAGGTCGTGAAGAACAGCACTAACCCACACTTTAAAAACAAGTACGCAGACATTAACGGGTTAATTGAAACAGTTGAACCAGTGCTTTTAGAACAAGGTTTACTACTTATCCAACCTATTGAAGGCGGTTTAGTCAGCACGTTAATCATTGACATTGAGACGGGGCAGTCGGTTGTTTCAAGTATGCGCCTTCCCGAAATTCAAGACCCTCAAAAGATTGGTTCTGCGGTGACTTATTACCGTCGTTATACCTTGCAGTCACTTTTGAGTTTACAAGCGGAAGACGACGACGCAAATAGCGCGAGTGCAACGGTCAAAAACACGAAGCCAACTATTACGCAAGAACGTTTCGAAAATGGACTTACACAAATAGCAGAGGGTAAACTAACACCCGAAGCGTTTAAGCAAGCCCTAAGCGGTTACCAATTGAATGACTTACAAACTAAAGCACTTTTATTGTTATGAAGGTTAGATGTAGCGCACTATCGAAAGTAATGACTTCGCCCAAATCAAAGGGTGAGGTCTTATCTCAGACCGCAAAGACATACTTGAAAGAATTAGCAATTGAACACACCTTAGGAATTCGTAAGGAGTTTTCGTCACGCTACACGGACAAAGGTAACATACAAGAAAACTACGCCATCGAAATGGCTTCGCGTGTCCTTGGATTGCCTTTTGCACTAAAAAACGACCAATACTTTGAAAACGAATTTATCAAAGGAACGCCAGACTTAATACTTGAAGACGAAATCGTAGATATCAAATGTTCTTGGGACGGGACAACCTTCCCTTGGTTTGAAGACGAGTTACCAAATAAGGACTACTATTGGCAAATGATTGGGTATATGTGGCTCACTGGAAAGAAACGTGCCCGTATTGTTTACTGCCTTGTTGACACGCCCGAAGACATCGTACAAGACGAGATTAGACGCACTTCGTGGAAGAAGTTTGAGATTGATGTAACGGAAGAAACGGAAACTGAGGTACGAGCAAAACACGAATTTAGCCATATAAGCGAAAATAAGCGCATTAGAACGTATTTAGTAGAGTTAAATGAGGCTAACATTGAACAAGTGAAAGAAAAGCTGTTAGAAGCGAAAAAATACTACGACGAATTAATTGAGAGATTATGAAAAAACACACAGCCATTGATTTTATATTAGATAATTTAATTTCAGAACCACATACAGAAGAAGATTTTAATCATAATTCTCTAATATGGGATTTAGGCAAAATAGTTGAAAAATCTCATATCATTAACGCGTATGAAGCCGCAGAAAAAGACTGCGGTAAAGATTTTCTACATGGTGATTTATATTACAGCGAAACATTTAAAAACACGGAAAATGAAGACAGCAGTAGAATGGCTAATAAGCCAGTTAAACAAAGAAGGTTTTGCTCAAGTTGTAACAGATGAAGAAATTGTTCAAGCATTGGCAATGGAAAAACAACAAATAAAAAACGCTTATTACACTGGTGGTGATGATGAGATAGATAACCCATATAGAGAGGCAGAGCAATATTACAACGAAACCTTTTGCAGACAATTTATTGCAGACAATAAAACATCAAGTGCTACAAAGTGCATCTGTGGTAAAGAAAAAATTGAACACATTTAAATTAGAAGAATATGGAAACAATTATTTTGATAGTCCTAATTATAGGATTTGTGCTTAACAGAATTGAATTAAGCATTCTTAACAAAAATCAAAGATTCATTTTAGATAAGATAAAAGAATTGAATAACAAACTTAAATCAGAATAAATATGAAAAATATGGAATTTAAAGGCACACAAGAAGAATGGGATGCTTTGATAAAAAAGAGCAAAATGAAAAAAAAGCATACAGCCGTAGAGTGGTTGATGCAAGAAATTGATAATAAAGATATGGGGGAAATACCTGTGTGGATTTATGATTTTTGTGATAAAGCATTAGAAATTGAGAAAGAACAAAAACTTGAAATGTATTTAAAAGGTATAAAAAAAGGCAAAAAATCTTTATTTTAAAACACGAACAAATGAAAGTAGATAGAATAGTTATCCAAGTACTCCACCAAATCGCGGAACGTAGCGAAAAGGGACTTGAAAAATACGGAACGAACTTAGAACGTACCGATTTAGAGACCTTAGATTGGATTCAACACGCACAAGAAGAAGCGATGGATTTATGCCTATATTTAGAACGAATTAAAGAGCAAATCAAAAACAAACAGTTGTAATATTAAAAGTCAGGTGGTGTAATGGTAGGGACAACCTTACGTGGTAACACGCTCCTAATGTAGATATGGTGAATACCAGGAGAAAGTGCAGGTTCGAGTCCTGCCCTGACTACTAACAATTTAAAACAAGTAATATGAGTTACGAACACAAAGCAAACACGGGGACATTGTTCCCTAACAACAAAAAGGCTGACAACCACCCGGACTACAAAGGTAAAATCAAAGTAGGTGAACAAGAATACGACCTTGCAGGATGGGTTAAAAAGACGGACAAAGGACAATTTCTTTCTTTGAAGATTAGCGAACCGTTCCAACCTGCGCCACAAAGCACTACCGAGAAGATTATGAACTCAACTGGCATACCTTTCTAATGAGAGTAGCAGAATTAACGAACCTTAACGGCTTTCTTCGGGGAGTCGTTGAGGAACGTCTCGAAGTGGAAAGTATGAGGTCTTTTTGCAGACGATCAAAGGTCCAATGTAGCCAAGTGAAAAAGTTACTAAACAACGAAGGCGGTCTAAACACGACCACAGTTGAACGAATAGCACACGCACTAATAGATAGCAGATATGAAGCGCAAGAAGATAGATAAGATGCACCGAGAATATCGGACCAAAAGACGGATTACATTAGATTTATGCCGTTATTTATTACAAGGACCTGCATTTGAGCGATTAAATCCAGAAGAGTAATGGAAAAGAAAGTACTAGACGTTTGTTGCGGACCTAAAGGAATGTGGTTTGATAAACACGACCCAAGAGCATTGTACCTTGACCGAAGAAATGAAATCCATAAAAACACCTATGCAAGTGGATACAAAGAAACAACTATCGAGCCTGACATTATTGGTGACTTCACAGACATTAAACAGCCAGATAATTCGTTTAGTTTAGTAGTTTTTGACCCTCCACACATTAAACGAGGAGATAAGAATAAAGGTGAAATAGTGTTGAGATATGGTAAATTAAACGGAGAATGGCGTGAAATGCTAAAACAAGGATTTAAAGAGTGTTTTAGAGTGCTAAAACCTAATGGAGTGCTAATTTTTAAATGGTGCGAAATAGAAATACCATTGAAAGAAATACTTGAACTAACAGATGAAAAACCTTTATTTGGTCACAAAACAAAAAAAAACCTATTGACACATTGGGTTTGCTTTATAAAATCTTAATCAATAGCCCCGTTTAAAGCGGGGTTTTTTCGTTGGTTAAAAAATAATCGTATATTTGACTAAAAATTAATCACATGGAAAATTCATTTTATGACAGACTTCTAATTGAAGCACAAGAGTTAGCAGTTAAAACCAATTTGTTAAACGACTTTATGCGAACACAATCTTTTATTGATTTAGATAGGCAAAATAAAGATTTACTTTATATTCAATCAAGATTGATGAATGAATATTTACAAGTATTAGGTCAAAGATTAGAAATTTTAGGAGATAAATTTTCTTTTAAAAATTAATCACATGGAATACATTTTCTTAATTGCTTTAGGTTGGTTTATTCAAGAGTTTGAGCCGTTCAAATACTTTGCAGATTGGTTTTATAGTAAGTTAAAGCCTAATAGCCTTATTGAGTACGTCTTTGGCTCGTTGGAGTGTTGGCAGTGTTGCACGTTTTGGTCTGCGTTGGCTATTACTTGGTCGTTTGAAAAGGCGGTCATTGCGTCCTTTATTACTTTCGTTTTACAAATGCTTCACGAAGGATGGATGCGCAGGAGATAAGCCTATTCGAAACACTTTACGACGAGTTTAACGAGGGTAAGGTCAGTAAAGCTACGGCTATTCGATGCCGTGACGTATGGAATAAATACAACGATAAGCAAATTACTTATTGTATGTGTTCTTCGGTTCAACGTAGGATTTACGCGAAGGACTTTTTGACTTGGTATGCGGAACGTAATAGATAAATTCTATACTGACAACTATACGCTGTTGGTGAGTGCTGCGAAAAGACGAATTACGCAGTTAAAGAAATCTATTGAGCCTGAAAGTTTAGTATCATCGTCCTATTTGTACTTAGTGGGTAAGGTGGACACAATCAATGAAGACGAAATCGAACGCTTAGCCTTTGGGTTTATTTATTTTGAACTCATGCGGTACAATAGTCAAACGAACTTGAAAGAACGGGTTAACTCGGTAGACTTAGAGTTTGATATTAGCGACTTGAATAACCAATCGAACAACCTACTACTTAAAATAGATGTAAGCGACTTTGAAAAGACGTTGGATAGAGTGGATGCCATACTATGGGAAGTGTATTACAACAAGGGAATAACTACAAAACGTGACCTTGCAGAACATTTTAACATTGACCCATCGAGTGCATTGATTTACATTAACGAACTCAAAGCAAAATTTAGAAATTATGTTGAAGATAAAAGACGAATATAAGGGGGTTAGCGTTGAATACCTGGCGGGCGCTGTCAGAGTAACCAAGAAAATAGACCAACTTACGGAATCCGACATTAACACGGCTAAAAAGTGGGGGGTTAACTTGGCGAAGTTCTTTGAAGTTGAGGTTGAAAAGACGGAACTACCAACCGAAGAACCAACCGAACTACCAACTATTGCATACGAAGGTATAGAGGTTAAACCTAAACGCAAACGCAAATGAAAATCAGTAACTTATTCGGGTTCTTAGTAGCTTGTTTTGTACTTGTTTCTGCACTGAACCTAATATACAACGACGCAACTCACGCGATGCAGTTTTCGGGGTGGTCTTTGATTAGCTACTTATGTTACTTGGTGGCTTTAACTGGTGAAAACGAACACAATGGCTAAATACTACCTTTTAGACGCAGGCAAGAACATGATAAAGTTCGCCAAGGCACTTGAAGACAAATTAAAGTCTGAAGAAGCGCATATTGTCTTTTACTTAACGGATGTGGACGGCTTAATGTGTTTGGAAGAAATCAGCGAAGATGAGTTTTTGGACCATTACGCAAACAACAAAAAGACGAAAGAAAAATGAAAAGCAAGTATATAGAGACACCCGAAAAGATGTGGGAACTATTTGAAGCCTACAAGGACAGCAGAAAACCCCGTGAAATACAAAAGGCTACACCCAAGGGAGTGGTAAGCGAGTTTCATACACCCCCGTTAACAATGGAGGGATTCGATGTTTTCGTGATGAACTACGAGGGCATTGAGTCGAAAGGTGTTGAGCAGTACTTTTCAAATAGAGAGGGGAGATATTCAGCGTATGTCGGTATCTGTTCACGCATTAAGAAAGAGATCCGCAACGACCAAATTGAAGGGGGCATGATTGGACAATACAACCCGTCCATCACTCAACGACTAAACGGACTCACCGAAAAGACGGACGTAACTACGGGAGGGGACAAACTTAACCAACCTATTACAGTTAAGATAGTAGGCAATGGAGATGCAAATTAACATAATGTGCGCCAAGGTCGAAGATTACATTTTTCAACGCAAAGGTGTCAACGTAACTATTGACCGCTTACAAATGATTGACCCACGTCAATTTTCGATGTTGGTGCAAGCGTATAAAATAGCAAGTGGAGATACAAGCAACTAACATATTCTCCAGGAATTGGGACGCACTAAATAGCGATGTCAGATTTATCATAAACCAAGGTGGCAGCCGTTCCTCTAAGACGTACTCACTTTGTCAAATGATCATCGTATACTGCGTTCAAAACCCTAACAAGGTGGTAAGTATTGTGCGTAAGACCTTCCCTGCGTTGAGGGCTACGGTCATGCGTGACTTCTTCGAGATCATGAAGGACTTGGAGATTTACGAAAAGGCGAACCATAACATGTCCGAGAACATTTACCGTTTTCCAAATGGGTCAATAGTCGAGTTTTTCTCGGTAGATGACGAGCAGAAAATAAGGGGGCGCAAGCGTGACATTGGGTGGTGTAATGAAGCTAACGAACTATGGTTTGAAGACTTCCAACAACTAAACATGCGTACCGAAGACAAACTCATATTTGACTACAACCCGTCGGACTCTTCAAGTTGGCTTTACAAGTTACCGCCCGAAGAAAGTGTGTTAATCAAATCCACGTACCGAGACAATCCATTCCTGCCCGAAAGTATTAAACGACAAATAGAAGACCTTAAACGAACGGACGAAGCACTTTACCAAATTTACGCTTTAGGTGAAAAGGCAATAAGCAAATCTAACATATACAACAACTGGACGTTCTTAGGTAGGAAGCCTCAACGCTTTCAGTCCTATGTGTACGGGCTTGACTTCGGGTATAATCACCCGACTGCTTTAATACGTGTGTATTGGTCAGACGGTGACATTTGGATTGAACCCGTAATTTACGAAAGCTACTTAACAACGTCCGAACTCATCGAGAAATTTAAACAACTGGAGATTGAAAAGACGGTTGACATTCTCGCGGACTACTCACGCCCCGAAATAATAGCCGAACTTCAAAACGCAGGGTACAACGTCAACAACGCTAACAAGAGTGTTAAGATGGGTATAAACTTCGTTAAGACCTTTGGGGTGTATTGTCAGGAAGACGAAGCCTTAAAAAAGGAATACGAGAACTACAAGTGGAAAAAGGTCGGGGACATTATTACCGAAGAACCCGTTAAACTTTATGACGATGCAATGGATGCGGTAAGATACGCGACGACCTACATTAAAGAGACCTATTACACCGATGACCAATACGTGGCGTTCTAACCACCGAACACAATAAATACTTAGTAGGTTATGGCAATGACACTAATAGCAGAACCGCAGGACTTCACACCAGCGTACAACCCGTGTAAGTTTATATACAAAAGCACGAACAATAACAACGAGGGCTTTAGATATATCTTTGACGTTTACGAACAAGGCACGACAAACAAGATAGCTGAATATAGGGTTCTTCCCGTTTATGGTACGGGTTACGGTGAGGTGGACTTGAGCAAGTTGTTAGGTGCTAAGGTCGCGCCCGACTTTCAACCTACTAACTACTCGGAGTTGGACACACCAGATTCAAGATTTAACTACGATGTTAAGATAGGCGAAGAGTACATAGTGACGTTTACCTACACATCATCACTCACGGATAATGGGGGCAACGTAAAAATAACGTGTACCCATTCGTTTGCGGTAGGTGATCAAGTTGTAGTTGACGCAGGGGTTAACACTTTAATTAGTGGCTTATGGACTGTGATAGCCATCACTGGAACTACTGACTTCACGATTAACGCGCCTTGGTCGAATGTAACTGACCCTACCGAAAACGGAAGTGTTAAGTACGCAGACAACCGAAAGACGATTATAAGAGACATTGAAGAGACTTTAAACAAATGGGTGTTCAATGGTGCTTTGCCTTGGGTAAGTTGGCGAGAATACATTTCTACTAACTACCTATTAGATAACGATGGCGCGCTATTCCTTACGTCTTGTCCATTTCGTAACGGCTTAACAATTACACCAACACAAGAACTTTGGTTCAATGGTTTCAACAACGGGGTGACGGGTCGCATGGTCTTTAATAATAGTAACGGGGACTCCTTCTACTACGATGTGACTAACACCGAAATAACTACTCAGCTATGCGTTGCAAGTCCTAACTTAAACTTGACGGTCATAAGCGGTTCACTTCCGTTGATTAAAGACGATACTACATACTACGAATTTTATTTCATTGACGCTTCAGCACCTACTGACTCGCAGACGTACACTTTCAACATTGACCAACGTTGCGCTATTAACAACTATCATTTAGTGTTTCTTGACCGCATGGGTTCGTGGGGTTCGTTTAGTTTCCCTCTTCGCGCATATGAGACGGGGACAAGTACAAAGCAGTCATTTAACAAAGTGGTGCAAGGTTACGTTAACGGTACGGAGTGGACCTACGACAGTTTTGAAAGGGGCATGACTACCTATTCAAGTACGGTTGAAAAGAACCTTCAACTAAATACCAATTGGATGAGCGAAGAAATGGCGGTGTACTTTCAGGAACTCATCACGTCACCCGTAGTGTACTTTTGGGACGGCTCGCAATACTTGGCTTGTGTAGTTCAGGAAACAGCATTCGAGGTTGAGAAGCAACGCAATAAGAATCTAATTAAAAAGACGGTTAACGTAAAGTTAGCGAACCAAGACAAGGTTAATATATGAGTGTACAAATACAACTTGAGACGGGCTACCTTGACGTAAAAGAGGGTACTGCCTTCCCCCTTAATTTTGGAGTCGCTGACATTCGGGACGTTAGTAAACGTTCGGGGGCTTTCAGTAAGACGATTACTTTAACGGGGACGGCAAACAACAACAACTTACTCAACCACTACTACGACGTCAACGTCCAAGCAGGAACGTTTAACATAAACACACTCACTCGATGTTCAGTAATTCAGAACGGCTTACCAGTTTTAGAGTCGGGTTACCTTCAACTTATCGCGGTCAACAAAGTACAAACGACTTCGGACTATGAAAACGAAGTTGAATATGAGGTGTTGGTAAAAGACGAAAGTAGCGACTTCTTCACCAAGTTAGGCAACAAGGAACTTACGGACTTAGACTTTACCGACCTTAACCACGAATACCGAGCGGTCAATGTAGTGAACTCGTTTAGCAATACTCAGTTAGACGGTTATAAATACCTTGTCCCATTTAAGGACTCAAACAACTATTACTTGCAGGACATGAAGCCTGCCATTTACGCGAAGACATACTTTGATCGTATCTTCGCAAGTGCGGGTTTTAGTTACACTTGGGACACGTTAACGGCTGCGCACTTCGACAAGTTAATCATTCCTTTCAATGGTGAAAAGTCAGTAATTAGTAATGTAGGATTACAAGTAAACGCTAACACAACAGCCAACGCAACGGGAGGTGAAAGTACATATACAACACCTTTAACTGGGTGGACTGAAACACAAGACGCATTTAATATATTTGACCCAACTACGGGCGAGTATGACGTACCTTTCAATTTACAAGCGTCCGAAAATATAGCCTTTGAGTTTACGTTCACGGCAGACGTTTATTTTAACAATCCAACGGGTGGACTTGTAGTGTATAATGGTGTTGGTAATGGTATCGTAACTCCTACTTTTGGCTTATACGTCAACGGTACATTTTACTCGGTAGGCTTTTCGACAAGTAATATAAACATTCTACCCGGTGGTACTATTGGCGCAGGCGTTACCAATATGGGAACAATCACGGGAACGGCTACAATTTTAGCAAGTGGCTTAATCACTACGGACTTAATTACTATGGTAGGGGGGTTAGGATTTTCTTCTAATTATGGCAACTGGTCAAACGGTCCTATTGTAGCTTTAACAACTGAAATAGACTTTACTTCGCTTTCGGTTAAGATATTGCCTTCATCTGACATTCTCGGTTATGGTGCGGTGATTAACATGAATAACAGCGTCCCGAACAAGGTTAAGCAAGCCGACTTTATTAAGTCATTGTTTACGATGTATAACCTTTACACGGAACAAGACACGGACCTACCTAATAACCTTGTTTTAAAACACCGTGACGACTATTACGACGAAGGGCAGGAAGTAGATTGGACGTATAAGTTAGCCAAAGACAAAGACCAAGCGTTACAATTCCTTCCTGAGTTGAGCGCGAAGAAATTAATCCTTACCTACAAGCAAGACGGAGATGACCCGAATAAAACTTACTTTGAAGCGACTAAAGAAATTTACGGACAACTTGAGTACATATTTACGAACGAGTACGTTAAAGGAATAGACACGAAAGAAATCACGTTCTCACCTACACCAATAGCACAAAGCACGTTTAACGCTTACCTTCCTATGCTTTCAGGTGAGCCGAAAGTTAACATAAGAATTTTACACGATGGCGGTGTAGGAACGTGTGACGCGTACAATATTTACGACTATGGTACAACGGGAGAAAGTGGTGTAACGACTTACCCAATTTTGCACCATTGGGACGACCCGATAAACCCGACATTCGACATTCTATTCGCTCAACCCGACTACATGTTTTATAACGGGTACAACGTCACGAATAACAACTTATATAACCTATACTGGCGTAGAACTGTAAACCAAATCAACGTTGGTAAGATGTTAACGGCATACTTTGACCTACGCGAAGACGATATTCAAAGGCTTAAGCTAAACGACAAAATACGAATAGACAATTCTTGGTGGACTATTAACAAAGTCATTGACTACGACTGCAACGCTCAGAACCTCACGAAAGTAGAGTTAATGAGTGTAGACACCGAAATTGATTTAGCACCATTTAAGAAGGGTTCGGTTACTCCAACAACGGTTGGCGACTTGGCAAGTCACACGGGTAGCATTCATTGGAATAATAGTTTTGTTGGTAACGTAATACCTTCAACTTCAACGAGTGCAATATACGGACAAGGCAACGTAATACAGCCTAATGTTAACGGTATCATCGTAGGCAATAACAAGGTACTTGACCAAACGGGAATAGCTACCGAACGACTCACGGCAGATGTTGCAAAAATTGCAAGTCTTGGGGTTACGGGTTCGATGGCTTTTAATGTCATTGACGCAAGTGTAAACTACTATATGACCAACGACGACTATTGTGTTGTATGTACACCACCAAGCGCTATTAACGTGTACCTTCCAAGTGCTGAAACTATTGGTAAAGTCGTAGTCATTAAGTCAACGGCTTATAATACGGTTTTATATCCAACGTCCGCGACTATTGACGGCTCAGGGTCAAGTATAACTATTTTACCTTATGACAGTCTCACGTTAATTTGTCACGCTCAAGGCAAGTGGGTGATTATTTAACCAAAAGACGAACTACTTACTTTTTAAAGTATGGCATTACCCGGAAGTTACAACATCAAATACAAAACACGAGTACATTTACAGCGTGCAATTCAGCAAGAGATACAGCGTCAAGGCTTGACCGATACCTTCACTATGAAGGACTCAATTAGAATTTCTGCGGGTACGGGTGACGTGAATAACTTGTATGTAGAAATTAGTGCTATTTATTACTACATGTTCATTGACAAGGGCGCAGAACTAAAGAACGGGGGTTTTATTCGACCTCATTACGTCACACAAAACGCTCTTAAGTCTAATAACGGACAGCGTTTCATTCGGGAGGCAATCGATGAGTACATAACGTGGATGATTAAGAAATATCCATTCTTAAACACTGACACGGTAGGCATGACAGTTGACAATGTTAAAGTCAATATTCAATACAACTTGTTCGGTTCTGAAGATGACAAGTGGAATAAGATTTTCGACTACGACAAGATGTGGAATATTTACGGCTAAGCCTTGTTTAGCTGTAACTCTTCGACCATTGACAGCATGTTAAATACGAACACTAACGGCAAGTCCGTAACTGCGTCTATTTTGGTTAGGTCTTCGTTGGCAATGTCGTAGAGTAACTTTTCCCAACTCCATTTTGTAAACACCTTTTCTTCGGCTTCGGCTTTTAAATCCTCAGGGTCAAGTTCGACTTCTTCGTCTTGGTCAATAACTGGATTGAATAGGTTTTCGTAGCGTTGCTTAAAGTCGTTTGAATAGGCTATGTAATTATTTACAGCACCAAAGACTTCATTAATACTGACTTCATTAAATACTTCGGTACGTTCGTCTAACTTGTAGGTGTAAGGCTCAAAGATGAGGTTGCCCCACTCGTCCCTCTTCCATCTTTTGTATAATATACTAAGCAAAATCGTGAAATTTTGTACACTTTGACTAATATAATGTTCAAGGTCTATAAATTCCCCCAACGTAAGCGCGTCCAACGGCTTGAGCATAAAACCTTTCACGGCTTGTTTCGGCTTGTTAGACGGCTCACGCTTAATAAAACTTACTTCACTGGCAAGGTCAATGAGTTCTTCGGGGGTTAGGTCTTCCAACTCTTCGGGGTCTGTATCTGAAAGGATGGAAACCGCTTCCAACGTATGTAGAAATACGCTGTTAAATTCGTTCGGGTCAATCGAATTAAGTTCGACCCATTGGCTAACCGTTACCTCGCTCCAGCTCTTCGGTATTTTCATCAACTTTCTTTTCGGTTATTTTGGTAATCTTTTGTAAGATGTCAAGAATATACGGAAATGCAATTTCTGCGTTTTGTTTCTTGAATAAATTAACCTTCAATTTCAAGTGCGCAGGTGCGTAATGTTCGGTTCTTGTTAGGTCAGTACGTTTGAATAATATTGAAAGCGTTTGAGCCGTAAAGTTTTCGTCTTGACTGCGGTAAATTTTCTCAATCATACCTAAGTCTTTAACACCGATATTCTCTGAAGCCTCGTAAGTGTACTTATCAATCACAATCTTAGTCACCTTTTCCGTGCTTGGTATGTCGGACTTGTTGAACTCTTTGATGTAGTTAGCGAACTCGTCTAACTCCATGCTATCGAAAGCCTTTTCTTCAACACCTAAGTAGATAAACTTTTCAATCCACTTTTCAATAGTGTCTAACTCGGTGTTATTTTCAATTTTGTTAAGGTGGTCGAATTGCTCAACGGTTAGTTCGTTTAGTTGGTTGGGTATTTCAATCCCGAAAATTTGTATCATTGCTTAGATTTTAACCAAAGGTAAAAAATAATGTTGAAAAATTAACCAAAAAAATTTTACGTTACTTATGTAGGTAATGGATGGACTACCTACGTATAAAATTACCATAGACGAAGCGTACAACGACGGCACTGAACCGCTTGGAGTTGATGCAATAGCGTTCACCGCAAACCCCGCAGTTTTAGTTAAGGGTGTAGCGTTTAAGTCACAAGAAAAAAGTCACTTCGCAGACGAGAAAAAGTATAGAATCACTGCGCCTGCCATGATACCGATGGACATTTACCGACGTGATGATGACATGGGCGAGTACTATGTTCAATTCTCAGAAGTCGAAATAGACACTATTTTCAAGGACTTCATGCTCAACTTGAATAATAGAAACTTATTCAACTTAGAACACGAGGGCGACCAAATTGTCCCTGCCTATATTCTTGAAGCGTGGCTTGTGGATAACCCCGAAGCGGACAAGGCTAAAAGCACTTTCGGTATTAGTGTACCTAAGGGCACGTTAATGGTCACGGCTCAAATCACGGACACAGACTATTACAACAAGTTAGTCGAAGCGGGTCAAGTAGGCTTTTCAATCGAAGGATTTTTAGGTCTTAAATTAAGCAATCAAAAACAAACATATATGTTACCAGACGGAGAACACACGCTCGAAGACGGTACAATGATCGTTATCAAAGACGGTGTAATTGTAGAAGTTCAAGAGCCAATGGTCGAAGAACAAGTAATGGAAGTTGAAGCGTCTACGGAAGTGGAATTAGCAGACACAACCGAAGTAACCGAAGAAACCGTAAAGGAAGAAGAGGTTGTTGAAGTTGAAGCAGCTATTGATCCTGCGGCAGACTCTGAGGCTATTTTGGCAATTGTTAGCCCGTACATCGAGCAACGCATTTCCGAACTATTGCAAGTTATCGCGGACCTAAAGAATGAACTAACTGAAACGGAAGAAGTCGCACCCGTTGAAGAAATCAAAATGACAGCGGCACAAAAGTTTAACCAAGTAATTGACTTCTTAAAAAAATAAAGACAATGGCTAAAAAGTACAAATTCGATTTGACAGTAGACGCAAGCGCGTTACTTCAAGCAAACCCAAGTGAGTATTATTCACTTCTTTACGGAATGGAAAACGCGGTGACTAACTACCGTGTACTTCCTGGTATTAAAAACAAAACTAAAATTGCTACCGTAGTTTTCGACGAGGTTCTTGCTGAAGCAGGTTGCGACTTTAACGCTCAAAATGCAGACGTTAGCGCAATCGAAGTAGACGTATGTGCGTTGACTTCTCAAGCGTCAGTATGTCAGTACGACTTGGAGCAGTCTTGGTTGGCTCTTGAGATGGCTAAAGGTTCTAACTCTGATTTCTCAGTAGCGTCTTTTATGAACTTCTTTTGGGGGCAAATGGCGAAGAAAGCACACCAAGAACTTGCACAAATTATGTGGAAAGGTGATACAACAAGTCTAACAAAGCCATTAAACTTGTGTGATGGTTGGTTGTTGCGTTTGTGTACTGCTGGGGACTATATTCCATCGGGTACTGCTGCAATCACTTCTTCAAACGTACTTGCTACTATGGGTACAGTATTAGGTGATGCTACACCTGAGATGTTGGTTAATCCTGCAAATATGCAGTTCAAAGTATCTGCTGACGTTGCTGCTAACTACCGTATCGCTACGGCTGCACAAAACAACGTAACAAACGTAACTGTTGGTTTGTCTCTTACATACTTGGATATTCCAGTTGTTGTTGAGTACGGACTTCCTGCAAACACAATCATTTTGTCGGACTACACTAATTTTATCATGGCTGCCGACCTTGAAGGGGACATGGATAATTTACAAATCGTTGACTTCTCTAAAACTACTTTGGACCGTCGTATCGGTGCACGTGCAGATTTCAAAGCAGGCTTCTATGTTGTCAACACAAATCAGGTAGTGGTTTGGGGTGATATTTGCCCAGCATAACTCATTTATTTAGATAGTAGGGGGTTTAACCGCCCCCTTTTTTTTAACTTTTAAACACTAAATAAAATGGCTTGTAGTACATTAACAACAATTCTAAAGGGTTGTGATAACAATATCGGAGGTATAACTTCAATTTACATCAATGATATGGACAACATTACGGGTCCAATCACTGAAGCTAACTGGATTATTTCATCTTTCGGTACACTTGCAGACCCTTTCATTCCTTTTGAGTTCAGACGTAACACGGGAATGTTTACCGAAGAGGCGGCTATTGACCTTGTAAATGGTTCGTCTTTCATTACGCAAACAGTTACTTTGATGTTTCACCGACGTGAAGCGGCTAAGTCTAAATCAATTAAAATCCTTGGCGAAGGTCAACGCGACCTAGCACTTGTAGTTGGTGACGCAAATGGGAAGTATTGGTATTTTCCAAACGCTCAACTTACAGCCGTAACGGAAGGATCGGGCACATCCAAGGCTGATGGTAGTAAGTACAGTATTACGTTCGTCTCGGAAAATGAGAACCTCGCATATGAAGTTGCAGCGGCTGAAATTCCTAACATTATCTAAGGATAACACAACTTAAAACTAAGGGGGGTTTAATTACTCCCCTTTTTTATTTAACCAACTTTTAGAATGGTTACTTATTAAGGTAGTATGATATACATCGAAAAAAATCAAACGAACACTTTTGCCTTAACACTTACCGAAAGTGCGACAATTACCGCGCCAACTTGGTTATTTAAATTCGTGTGGGAAATGGACCAAACACTCGCACCTATTTATTGGGTTGGTGTTGACTACTCACAATATGTTAACCGTTACAATTTATTCTTTTTAGAGGAAGGTGTTGATGTGACGTTTCGAATAGGTCAGTATCGTTACGAGGTTTACGAAAGTCCTGAGCCTATTGTAGTGGACGAAAACACGAACGAGTTAGGCTTAACTTTAGTAGAAGAAGGGCGTATGGTTGTCGAAGGTGTATCAAATTCAATTTATGAATAATGGGATTATTTGGAAAGTTTAAAAAAGACGAAAGTCTAAAAGTAGTCGACACGGGTTACCAAAGTTTTAGCACACCGTTTCTACGAGTGCCAAACGGCAACTTGTCACTACCTCACATTGACGTGCGCTACACTACTCAAGGATACATTCGTTTCGGTGAGGACAATCTATATCCGCAATACTTGAACGAGATGTACTATATGTCTCCACTTCACGGAGCAATCGTTGACTTCAAGACCAATGCGACTATTGGAGGAGGTTATACTTTCGATGAATCGAAGTTGACCGATATGGAGAAGGTAGTTCTTTATGCTTTCGGTAAGAAGATTGGTTTTAAGGACACGTTGAAGACTATAACCAAAGACGTGATACTTCACGGACGTTGCTATTTTCTTATCGAATTGAAAGGAGGAAAGACTTATAACGTGAAGAGAATCGCTCCGGAGAAGGTAAGAATCAACCAAGAAAAAACCATCTACGCTGTGAACGAAGATTGGCGCTTTGGTATGACTATCAGAACCTACGAACCATATCACCCGGAATGTAAAGACGGACAATACCTATACGCTTACGAACAAAAGAGTGTAGGACAAGATTATTACCCACTTCCGCAGTACACAAGTGCGTTAAACTTCGCCTTTTTGAGTGGTGAACTATCTTACTTGCAGAAATCAAACATACAAAACTCAATCTTCCCGTCGTTTGCCATGATGTTTCCAAAGAAACCGCAAGGACCTGAGGAGATGCAGTTAATCAAAGACACGGTTAACAAGTTGAAAGGCGCGGAAAACGCAGGAAAAGCGGTTGCCTTTTTTGCTAATAACAAAGAAAGTTTACCCGATTTAGTAAACGTACCTACAAATAGTAACGACGAATTGTTTAAGGGGGTTTCTGAATTAAATACCGAGCAAATTTGTTTTGCACATACCATTGACCCTATACTTTTAGGGGTTAGAACTACGGGCTCTTTGGGTAGCGGTTCTGATATTAAACAAGCCTACGTTATTTTCGAGAAAAACACGATTATTCCTTTGCGTGAAACGGTAGCCGATGTGTTTAACCAACTATTAAAAGTAGTAGGTATTAATACACACATCGAAATTACTAACTACCAAATCGTAAACGAAACTATTACAGCCGTTGAAGAAGAAGGAAGCGCAGTAACAAACGCACTTAACGCAATGAGTCCATTGGTAGCTACTAAAGTACTTGAGTCAATGACAATAAACGAAATTAGAGCAATGGCAGCACTTGCAGCCGTTCCCGATGGTGACGTTGTTAAGTCTCAAATTGGTCAACAAACACCGCCTGAATTATGATTTATTTCGTAACTGAAAATTACCTAAAAGTAAACACACCCATAACTGCAAATGTTGACGTTACGGACGTTTTCCCGTACGTTAAGCCTGCAAGTGACATGAGAGTTCAAGCAATACTCGGAAGTTACTTCTACGCTTATCTATTGGGTGCGTATAACGCTCAGACTTTAAACAACGACGAAGAAACACTTGTTGAAAAAATTCAACCCGTTGTAGCGTGGAGGGCAGCAGAACAAGCAGCGTTCGGACTTACCTATCAATTAAAGAATAAAGGTATTCAAACGCAGTTCGGGGACTATTCAAACAACGTGAGCCAAAATGAAACGGCTTTCGTTATGGACCACTACGGACAAATGGCAGCCTTCTACGAAAAGAGATTGACTAACTACCTACTTACAAATAAGGCTTTGTTTCCTGAGTTTACAAGTGACTTAAACACGGACTCAGATATTAAACCCGTAGGCGGTTGCGGTAATAGAGGTGACTACGATAACACAATGATGGTTATTTAATGGCTGATCAAGAAATAAATATAAAACTCAACGGTATTGCACAAATACGTAGTGAGTTAAAAGCCTTAAAGGGGGAACTTGCTAACGCAACCGACCCTAAACAAATGGCAGACCTTGCGGAACGTGCAGGGGAGTTGTCGGATAAACTGAAAGATGCCAACGAACGGGCAGCGGTCTTCGCTTCGGGTTCACGCTTTGAGCAAACAAGTAACGCTTTCGGGTTGATGTCTTCACAGTTGATGTCAATGGACTTTGAAGGTGCGAGTGAGTCGGCTAAGTTGTTCGCTGGTAACCTTGGTAAGATTGACGGCAAAACTATTTCGAGCGGTTTAAAGGGTCTCGGTTCAACTATTGGGTCTGTTGGGGGTGCGTTCCTTAAACTTGGAGGTCAGTTACTTATTAATCCGATATTTTTATTAGTTGCTGTTATTGGTGCAATTGTCGCGGGTCTTTACATGTTAGCGGATAGACTCGGCTTTGTAACTAAATTCGTGGACTTCTTAACTCAAGCGTTCAAACCTTTGATTGATATGATTAAATGGTTTTTGGACTTAATGGGTTTAACGTCTTTTGCAGCTGACGAAGCACTTGCTAAAACTACCGCAGCACTCGAAGAGGAAAAAGAAAAGCGTCAGGAAGTCTTAGGACAAATGGACCAAAAAATCGCATTGTTAGATGCCGAAGGAAAATCTACTTTAGCGTTAAGAATTGAACGTAATAAATACATGCAAGAAGAAATCAATAACAACCTTAAGTTGTTGGAGATTATGGACAACAATTTCTTGAACCAAACCAAACTATACAAAGACACGGTTAAAGAAAACAAGCAGAAAGCACACGAAATAAAGGTTGAAGAGGTCAAGTTAAATAACGAGGTAATTGATGAAGGCAAAAAAGCAGCCGAAGCACAAAAGCAATTTTTAGCGGATAGGCTCGCAGCTACACGACTTATTCAAGACCTTACTTTAGGCTTAATGCAGGACGGGGTTGAAAAGGAACTACAAGCCAACACATACAAATACCAAAGGCTTCAAGAAGACCTTAAGAACAACGAGAAACTAAATAAAGACGAACGCGCAAAACTCAACGCCTTATACGTTCAGGAAGCCGAACAAACAGCTAAGGACATTAACAAAAAATACATTGATGCTGAAGCTAAGAAACAAGAAGAACTTGCGGCTAAACGTTTAGAAGAACAAAACAAAGTCATCGAACAAGAAGACGCACTATTTGCCATGCGTCAAGCGTTGACTCAAACACAACAAGAAGCAGCCATTGCTCAAATAGTTGCCGAAAGTGAAGCTAAGTTAGCACTCGTAGGAATAACGGCAGCCGATGAGGTTTTAATAGCACAAGACACAGCAGATAAAATAGCGGCTATTGAAAAGGCAGCAAGAGATAAAAAAGCGGAAGAAGACAAAGCGGAGTTTGAGCGCAAAATGAAGATAGCCGAAGACTATGCTAACTCAGTAAATAACCTCACAGAAACGGCTTTTACTTTGTCGGATAGGTTCGGTAAGCAAGACGAAATAAGTAAGGAGAAACGCGCTAAACGTCAATTCCAAGTTATGAAGGCTTTACAACTTTCAATGGCTATTATGGACGGATATAAATCTATTACGGCTTTCTTCGCGACTAACTCGTTAACGGTTGCAGGTATTCCAAACCCTGGTGCTATTGCGTCTTTTGCTGTTACACTTTCTTCGGTTATTGCCAACGTTGCAAAAATTGCAAGTACTCAATATGGGGCTAAAAACGGAAGTCCTGCGGGAGGTGGTGCGGGTGCAACTGCGGGAGGTGGAGGTGCTACACCAAACACGGGAGGCACACCTTCATTTAGTCTTTTCGGACAAGGTAATAACATGAACACGACAAGCGCACCAACGGACAAAGAAACAAGTCTAACGGTTAAAGCGGTTGTAGTCGAAAGTGACGTAACAAGCACACAAAATAAGGTTAAGAAAATGCAAGAAAACGCGACACTATGACAAGCTATATAACACTACTTTCAAAAATAGAGCAGTTTTGTAACGCTCACTTGCAAATCAAAAAGTACGGGGGTGAATTTCGTGAACAAATGCCTAACTTTTCTACTAAGGATGAGAAGTACCCGGTTGTTTTCGTTGAGCCTTTGAGCGACCTTGAAGACTTAAACACGAACCAATTTAGCATTAACGTTTATTGCGTTGACATTATACAAAAAGATAGAGCGAATCTAAATACAATACTATCTGATTGTCAATTGATCCTCAAAGATATGTACGTCTATTACACCAATGATATGGACGTTCAACTTGATGTCGTTGGAACTGCGTCAATGTCACCTTTAAATAACTACGATAGTGACTACGTTGCTGGTTGGGTGATGGGAATCACGTTTGAAGTGGCTACTTATGGACCTTGCGAGATTCCGATGAATCCAATAACACCTACTCCTGTAGAATGTCAAGATGGAAGCGTTGAAAACTCGGACGGAAGTTATACAGCAACTGTTGAAAGTGGAGGTACTTTAGTATTGCCCGATGTGAGGTTACAAGTATTTGACCAAAACGAAAATCTCTTGAGTGATGGAACTTATCCCAGCGTCCAAGACGAACAAATAACGGTTACTATTCCAACGTGCGCAGACGCGACTTATGACCTTTACAATACCGTACCAACGTTACTATTAAGCGGTACAATTCCAAGCGGTGACAATGCTACAATCACAGCACCCGATGGTATCGTACACCTGAAAAAAGAAAACGATGGGACAATAACTAACGTAACTACACCAAGCGGTGAAACAACTATTTATACAGTACAAAATAATGACATCACGGTTAACGCTTTAAATCCTTTCGAGATACACGCAACTGATCCATTAAACATTCGCCTACATAACCAAAGCGGGAACGACATAACACCGCAGTCGGTAGTTTACCAAGGTAACTCAAACCACGTTACAATAACACTTAACACGGCTTCTTTTGCACCCGTTGGTGCTACCTTAATGAAGACGGGACAAACGACTTCCTACCGCACGGGTGACGATGGAGATTTAGAGTCGGGACGCGCTACCTCATTTACGGTACTTGCGTCAAATAATCCTTTCGGCAATACCAATAGATTTACGGACGAGTTAGGCGGTCAAACGTACACGAAAAACATAGTCATTGATTGGTCAACTTATAACGGAAGTAATGTACTTGGCTACAAAAGAACGCAAACGCAAGTAAATAGCGGAGGCTGGAATAATGCTATAGATACTTGCCTTGCTATTTCTATTGCTCCATTTACAAGTGGGTGGAGATTGGCAAATGTAAACGAATGGAATAACATAATGAATAGAGAATTTGCTAATCCTTTAGGTTATGCTCCATTTACAACATTTACTTTTACAAATTCAGCACATACTTCATCTAGTTATAAAGCAGTTCCTTCAGTATATTCTTGGGGAGTTAATTCAATAGGTTATATAAATACAAAAGACAAAAACGAAAGTTCGTCTTGTCTAGCCGTCAGAACATTCACAGTAACAGGAACAACTTTATCTTAATCTTATGAAATATAAATTCCCACAATTCAACGTAACGATTACTGACCCTACTATCGAGGTCTTAAACGTTACCGATTCAATTAACACTCAAACGTGTTCAGTTGACGTTCTTTTAACCGTAGACTTGGCGCAATTCGGAGTGACCTTAGACGGCTTTACTTATGTATCTGATTGGTCAGACGATGAGGTCAGAATTTGGACATTTGTAGAACTTGAAAAATACGCAGTTTGAAATATTTAGTTACGTTACTTGTCGCGGTTTACTCGTTCTTTGCGCCTATTCAAGTTATTTTATTAGTTATCGGACTTGCTATTTTCATAGATACCTTTGTCGCGGTTCGTTTGACTACCGAAAAGTTTAGCAGTCGAAGACTTCGTCAGGGTTTAGTAGGTAAAATGATAACCTATCAAAGTGCGGTTATCTTATTCTTCCTTATTGACTATGCAATGGTTAACGAAATGGTCAAGACGGTCTTTTCAGTTGACTATACGTTGACTAAATTGGTGGGGTTGTTTCTTGCCAGCATTGAAGTAGTGAGCATTGACGAGAAAATCCGAGTAAAATACGGAGATGACAAAGGTTTTATTGCACGTTTTAAGTCGTTTATTAAAAAGGTTAAAGCAATAAAAGACGCGTTTTAATATGTTTTTACATATAATTCTCACACATTAAACACTTATATATGTTTTTGCGTATAATTTTAATACTTTGCTTAACGTCTTGCTCGGTTAATTACCACCTCAACAAAGCAATAAAGAAAGGCTACCGATGCGACACAATCACGGACACAATTCGAGTAGTTAAAGTAGATAGTTTCCTTGTCAAAACTACCGATACGGTCTATTGGGAGAAGTATTTTACCACTAAAGACACTATCATTCGCTACAAGACTTCATACGTTCCAAAAACACGCTACGAAATACGCTTCGATTACAAGCGTTTTAACGACTCTTTGCGTACGGTTCGATTAATGTATAAGGACTCACTACGAAACGCGCTTAAAACGGCTAAAAATGACCTTAAACGTGAACGAATAGTACAACGCAAGTCACCGCTAAACCAAGTAAAGAACTATTTACTAATTTCGTCCTTTATTCTCTTCCTAATTTTAATGTTTATTCTGCTTAGAAAATTCCTATTTTAGCAAAAAAAACCTTATGAATTTAGAAACTTATGTAAAATTTATTAAGAAGTGGGAAGGCGGTCTTTCAGGCGACCCGTCCGACTCATGCTCTTCGATGTATTGCCCTACATTATTTAAGGGTAAGATGTACCATACTAACATGGGTATTTGTTACAGTACTTGGGTAGGTACTTTCGGAACTACTAACGACGAGCGTTTCTTAAACATGAATAACGAAGACTGGTTTAAAATCTTTAAGCGTGGTTATTGGGACAGCGTAAAAGCGGACGAATTCAAGTCTTTCTCGGTTGGAGTAATAGTCACGGGCATGGCTTGGGGCTCAGGTCAACGACAAGCAATTAAAACCCTTCAACAAGCCTTAAACAATTTAGGTAAAAATGTAGCAATTGACGGGAAAATCGGACCAATGACTTTAAAGGCTGCCAATGAACTGAATGAACGTATCTTATTCGATGAGTTAATAAGACTTCGTGAAGCCTTCTTCATTGCCATCTCAAAGCCCGGAATGAAAAACGCGAAGTATAGAAAAGGTTGGTTAAATAGGTTAGCCGATTATCACGAAACCTTTAGACCTTGAAAAGCACTTATAAAAAAGAAATAGTCCTTGATATACTAACAAGGTTTCCTTTAGCTCACACGCAGTCACTCGCGAAGATGCTACACGAAACAAGTCCTTTAGATTTTCCAAGCGTTGAAAGTGCAAGAGGAATAATTAGATATTACCGAGGTGAATTAAAAAATACTAAAGACGTTATGAGCAAACGAACCCCAGAACAAAAGAAAGCCGCGTATAGTTGGAACAAACTACCCGAAAGCGACTATAAAGAACAAGAGCCATTTCAAATACCTACTGGAAACAATCGTGTTTTGATCCTTAGTGACATTCACTTACCTTATCACGACGTTGACGCGTTGAGTATTGCTCTTGAATGGGGTTACCAAAAGAAACCGAACGCGATTATTCTAAACGGTGACACAATGGACATGTACCAAGCGTCAAGGTTTATTAAAGACCGTAGACTTCGTGATCTTAATGGTGAAATCGAAATGACACGCGAGTTTTTGAAACAATTAAAAGACGAATTTGACTGCCCTATTTACTTTAAGATAGGAAACCACGAAGACAGATGGGAAAACTACCTTAAAACCGTAGCCCCTGAGTTGTTAGGTATTGCAGACTTTGAACTTAAAAACGTCCTTCGTTTTGGTGAACTTGGAATAACTGAAATTAAAAGTAAGCAAGTTATTAAGATAGGTAAATTGAGCCTTCTACATGGTCACGAAATGCACACTATATTTAGCCCCGTGAATAGTGCGAGAGGTTTATATATGAGAGCGAAAGTTAGTTCAATGGCAGGACACAACCACCAAACAAGCGAACACTCAGAGAATGATCTAAACGGTAATGTCGTTACTTGTTGGTCAATAGGCTGTTTGTGTGGACTTCGCCCCGATTATATGCCCGTCAACCGCTGGAATCACGGCTTCGCATACGTTGAGACCGAGCCAAATGGCGACTTTATCGTACAAAATCTGCGAATAATTAACGGCAAGGTTAGATAAATACTATATTTGTACCTACTTCTTTTTCATGT